GTTGCTTGAGTTCAGCAACAGTTTTTTGGGCTTCTTCCCAAAGTGTTTTGTACTCGCCAGTTTCAGCAAGTTTTTGGGTTTTGGCCTGCTCCTGCACAGCTCGAATTTCTTCGAGTTGGGCTTGGAGGTTTTCCCGTGCCTCTTTGTCCTTGCGACGCTCACCGATTAATTCGGCGTTCTTAGCCTTGAGGGCTTCGATCTGGATCGCAAAGTCAGGTCCTTCAGCCACAGGCTGAGACGGGGTTGGCTCCACAGGAGTTACGTCCGTTGCTTGAATTTCGGGCACGGCAATGTATTACTTGGACGTGTCTACTTTAGCACTTAAGAATTGGCAGCCATCTCCAAGCGCTCTTCCATGTCGTCGTCACCCGTGTTTTCTGCTGGTTCAGGTAAAGCCAAGGCATTGTCTGTCGAGGCCTCAAGCTCGTCCTCGATGTTGGTGTCGTCGGGCAGAATTTCGCCACGGCGGAGAACCTCCAGCAACATGGCATCGCTGATCTTGCCGTCCGAGTTGAGTTGACTGAGGACAGAAATGTCTTGGCCGATCAGGCGGTAATAGTCGAAGTCGCGGTCGATGCTGATTTCCGGCGGTTCGATGCCCACATACTGAGCTGCCAGGGCAAAGGCTTGATTGAGGGCTGATTCCAGCTCTTGGCTGACGATGGCCAAAACGGAGTTGGATTGGGCCTGGTCGATGCGCTTGGCCTCGGCAGACTCGGCAACGAACTTTTGGCCAAACAACTTGGTGATGCCCAACGTGGACATCTGGCCTTCAAGGGCCTGGATCTCGGCCATCTGGGCGTCAAAACTCGTTGCGTCGGCTTGGACGTAATACGCCTTGTTGCCCGGTGTCATTGAGATGGCATAATTGACGCCCATCGCCACGGGGCCCGTGGTGTCGTCCCAGCCCTCTAAGACGAGGGTGGGCATGGCGGCAATGTGCAGCGCGTGGATCAGGTCGGCTTGGCGTTGGTAGTGGGTGATATTCAGGTTGGCGATGTCCAACAGTGGCGGCTGGGAGCGCAACATTCCACGCCGGTTGCTGTAGATCGGTACCAGGGGGATTTCGTCCAGGCTGTAAGTGCCCGACTCATAGATGTTGACCGTTTCTTGGCCCAGTGTGTACAGGTCGTAGCGACCTGGATAGATGACCCGCATCTGCTCCACCTGGTCCTCACCAAACTCGTTGATGGGTTGGGTGGTGTATTCGTGGATCCTTACTTGGGTAAGGCGGGAGCCGGGCATCGTCGATTCCTGGCGCCAGCCCCAGATCTGGGGGGCATCGACGTGGATGAAGTAGGGGCGGCGGCCCGTGGCCCGTTCTTCGGCCAATGTACGGACGTCACCGATTGGGGGATAGTCAACCAGGATGGCGCTATGGCCATAGGTCATGCTGCTGACCAACGCCCGGCGGGCGTACTCGTTGATGTTGGAGCCGATGCCGTCAATGTTCTGGGCAAGGTCCAGCCAGTACTGGTCGCCTTCGATGTGGATTGGTTTGCGCAGGATTGCTCCAGCTGCGGTTTCGATCAGGCGGCTGGTGTAGGGGGACAGGACGCTGCGGTCGATCCGGGTTTGCCAGGCGGTATCGTCTTCGCGGGGTTCCTGCGGTAAGTAGGTGTCCGCCATGTCGCGCAGGTGGTCCGTGCCGTTGGTGACGGCCGCCATCACTTTCCAGTTGGTCGTCATGCCGATCACGTCTAGGGATCGGACAAACGGGGACTCGCTGACTACAGCGTATGTAAAGGGGGATGAGCCGCTGTAGACCACGGTGTTGACTCCTACATTGCTTCTATTTTGACAGGTCTAACTTAACCTTGTTCGGCCAAAATAGGTGTATTCCAGCAAAGGGGTGTGGTGGCTAAACGGGAGTGGGATACGCCGCTGCGGGAGCCGTGGAACCCGGTCATTTCGCATTTACTGAAGGCTATTGATAATCATGTCGCCTGTTTTTTGACAACGGGGGAGGTTTGGCATCTCACCAAGGCACACCAGCTGCGGGAATATGTAAGGGAAATTAAGGATTGGTTACACAAACAGGAAAATGTGTAGTTACCACTTAACTTTGTTGGCCCAGTAGGCAGCTGACATTTTGCCTTTGGCGATGTTGGAGGCGTGACGGGCTTTAAAGGCGTCACGTCGAGCCTTGTCTGCTGCTGATTCGCCTTTTTGCGCGGGTGATCCAGATACGCCTTGTTGGCCGAAACGAATCAACTTGACGGTTTCGCCTTCTTTGGCAAGGACGACGTGGGATTTTTTGGGGTGGCCGGGGGTGCGCTTGGGTTTGTTATACCCCGAAAACTTTTCGCCGCGATAGTCAATCATCCTCGTCCTCCACTTCGATAATTACCTCAATGCCGCTGGCCAGGCGTGCCATCAGCATGGAGAAGTCGTCCGGGTCGCTGGGGGTCATGAAGACAAAAGTGGCCTCGGTCATGCGGGTTTGAGCGTCCACTTCCATGTGGATGCAGCCGCCTTGGCAAATTCGGGTGCCCATTACATTGCTCCGAGCATGGCAGAAACAGTGGCTGTATTACTTGAAGTAAGAGTTATTAGATGTAAACGCATGTACTGATTCGGTTGATTTTGAATGTAATACACAACTGTTCCATCAGCTGAAATGGTACTAGCACCAGCATGTTTAGTTACAACAGTTAGGCTACCCCAGTTGACGCCATCCAAACTACCCTCAAAATCAAAGACGGCTTGTTTGCCGCCTCCAGTAAGGCCGGAGACGGTTACTTGGATAGCCCAGTTCAGAGCAACGGCGTCAATGACGGGAAAGTAGCCTGCGGTTGTACGTGAGCCTAGGTTCCAGGTAGTTAATTCACCATCGTAAATAATGCCGCCTGCGGTGGTCATGATTTTTTACGCCTTTTGGCGGTTTTGGCTGCTGCTTTGAAAGCGCCAGCTGTTGGGGCGCCCTTAGTGCCTGGTTTGCGCATGGATTCGCCCGAACCGGCGGCGATGCGCTTACGTTTTGCTGCGATGTTGCTGTACAAGCCGCGCTTAGCCATTACTTCTTACCTTTTTTAGGGGCGGGTTTTTTCTTGGGTTTGGACAACCCAGCCTCGCTAAGGGCGATGGCGATGGCCTGTTTGCGGGACTTCACCACGGGGCCTTCCTTACTACCGGAGTGCAGTTCGCCTTTGCCGTACTCGCGCATCACCTTGGCGGTCTTTTTCTGAGCTTTAGTGGGCTTTTTGGCCATCAAACTGCTCCGGTTAATAGACACGATAGCCGGTTTGGCCCATCGTTTCTGGCTTGGCTAGGTTGAATACTTGAAGGCATAAGTAGCCCAAGGCGTCGAAACTGTGGTCCACGCCTAGATTTTTGTTGGGTAGACCAGTGCCAGAGGCGTAGGTCAATGTGCGTAAAGACTTGATGAGTTCTTTGCAGCGGGGATGGATAAATAAGCGGCGGGTTCCAGACGCATCAAGCAGGGCGGTGTTGACACAGGTGATCTTGTCGCGGATTTTCCATGGGGCCCTGGGGCTGGAGACCTTGAAGCCGGAGCGTTTGAGGATTGTGTGGTCGGTGACGCCGATGCCGCTGGTTTTGCGGGCGCCACCCGTGGGGTCGGGGCAGGCGATGATGCGGCGATCCACGCCATACCGGCGTTGGACTTCTTCGCAGAAATCCCAGGTGGTGGCGCCACCCGTCATCACGATTTCGTCAAAAACCCACAGGTCGTTGCCTTTTTTGACCGCGCAGACGCCAGACATGGGGTCCACGTTGAAGTCCACCCCCAGCAATAGCGGGAGGACGGGGAGGTCTTGCACCACGCCGTCAATGTTGGCGTCCGAGAATGAGACGGCAACGAGACCGCTGAGATTCTCGAAGCTGGCCTCGAACTCCTGGCGGAAGGTGCGAGGGTCGAGTTGGCCTCGGGCGGCCTCAATTTCGGCGGCTGGGACGTTATCGCCGTCGATGGTGGTGAATTGCCACCGCGCCCAGTCCTTATCGCCCTCCTCGCAATAGCACCACATGTCGTAGAACCAGCTAGCCGTGCCATCCGGGGTGGAAATGAAGAGTGCCCAGCCCTGTTTGTCGGCTAGCGCGGGGCGGATCACCTCGAACCAGACCTCGCGGTCCATGAAGGCGGCCTCGTCCAGTACCACGCCAGCCAAACTGCGGCCACGTAGGGCCATGGCGTTCTCCGTGCCCTTCAATTCGATGGTGCTGCCGTTCACCAGCTCAATTTTGAGGTCAGTTTCGTTTTTACTTTTGACCCAGGCTTTGGGGACAAGCTTTTTCATCACCTTCCAGGCGATGTCCTTCGCCATGCGGTAGGTGGGAGCGGCGTAAAAGAAGGTTTCGCCCGGTCGTTCGATGGCGGCGCGTAACAATTCGATACATGCCAGGTAACTTTTGCCGAAACGGCGGCCTGCAACCAGCACCCTGAAGCGTTTACGGCTCGAAAACACCTCACCTTGCGCGTGGCGGAGGGTTAAATCAGTACCAGTGCTCATTTATTTTTGGGGCTGGCCTGCACTGTAGTACACAAACTCGACCCCTACCCCC